CTAGGGATGCGAGGATTTGATTCCTCTGCAACTTTCTTTCCGTAAGTTTTGCATGGAGTCTGTCCACATCCACAATTTTTTTCTTCCTCTACACGTTTCTTTTCAGGAAGTTTTTTATGCTTTGTTGATGCAAAATCTTTTACATCTTTCTTTTTCATATCCTTGGCAGCCTTCGCAGTCTCAGGAGTAGTAGGTGCCATCTCACCTTTTTGGATGGCACGTACTATTCCAAAGAATCGTTGCTGTTTTTTAGATACGGCAGGCATCAGTCAGACTCACCAGCTCTTGCTCTATATGGATTAGGTTTCTCTGCTCTGTTTTGAGAAAGTTTATTCCTAATCTTATCAACAGGAGTTACGCCTGCATAACCTTTAGCACCTTTCTCTTTCTTTTTACCTTGAGGTTGAATTGCCTTACCTCTGGCAGACATCATACCACCAGTTTTTCTCATGTTAGCACTAACCTTGTCAAAAACAGATGTTCCAGTTCTAGTACCACCTTTTTCAGATGGGTTACCAGTTTTAAAGTCTTTACCAGTTTCCTTTGCAAAGCGAGTACGTTCGGAAACTAGTTTATCAGATACTTCTTCTGTAACACCTGTTTCTTTATCTTGACGACGTTGAGTTCCAACAACAGCTGATAATCTAGATTTAAGTTTCTTACCCTTTTCAGGCCTTACACCAAAGTCTCTATTTGGATCATCTTTGTAATCATTATGCTTACCAATGTTTTTCTCTCTACTCTTAGGAAGTTTAGTGGGATTGGGAGACTGAGGTTTGGAAGAATCTGCTGCCATATCAAACTTTTCATCAACAGACTCTTCACTCATACGCTTTGCAACGGCAAGTGCCCCTTTCTTGATTCTATCCTTTATGCTACTCTTAGCAACTTTGGGAGCATCGGCAACTCTCTTCTTAACAGTCATAGCAGCACTTTTTGCCTTTTCCTTTGCCGCATCAGCAGCGAAGGCAACATCAACTGCTTTGTTTGCTGCTTTCTTTTTAATATCGCCAGCGACTTGTCCCGCTTTGTCTTTAGCAGAACTAGCAACTTCACCCGCCTTTCTACCAAGGAACTTTAGACGGCCTTTAGCCTTCTTCAACATTTTCTGTCTTGGAGATTCAGTGTCATGTCCAAAAGTAACTTTTGCCTCTAAAGCATATTCAATAGCATCTTCTACATCATCCTCAGAATAACCCTCTTCAATTAGTTCAGAATATACACTTTCAATACTCTCTTCAAGATCATCAATCTCAACTTCTTCAATTAGAGCACCACCAATCTCTTCGATTGCTTCACCAAGTTTAGGATTAATTTTTACTTTATTGTTTACCTTCTTCTCTTTGATGGGTTTGTCTATTTCATCCTCATCCATGACTTCAATAAGATCTGCTTCTACAAGATCAGATCTCCAATCAGAGTATGATTCCTTTTTTTCTTTTTGTTTATACTCAGGATGATCATCCATTTTCATACCACGCTTTTTCTCAAGACGTGCCTTACGCTCAGCAGTTCCCTGCTCAGGATTCATGTCGCGAACCCCTTCCATCTCAATCTCTTCTTTACGAGTCTTCATCGCTTTAGCAATTGCCTTGCGGCGCTTCATCAAATACCCATCTGTAGAGTCTTTTTTACCATCGTTATTAACATCACCATCTTCTTTTCCCACAGGATCAAGTGCTTCTTTCATCTTAGCACGTTTAGCAGCAGTTTTTGCCTTAAGACGCTCTCTGGCAGCATCCTGCTCATCCTTAGGAATATTAAACATATTACGATCAGTCTTCAATTTTTCCTTAGGGGGTTCTATCTTGTATGTTTCACGCATTTCTAAGTATACCTTTGAAATATCGTTCAAAGGATTCTTGCCGATTCCATTAGACATGGCTATCTACTACTTTTTAGCTTTGTACTTATTTATGAAATTCTTAATAGTAGTAGTGCCAATTGCTGCCATCGCATTTTTTCTATAACCACCTGTTCCAAATAAAGTATTTGGTTTGCCAGGAACTCTCATGCGACGATCCATCTTAACTTCAGTGTATTCCATAACATCACGAATCCAAGACTTAAACATGATGTTTTCTTTAGTTACACAAATAAGGTGATTAGTCCCTCTACGGACAATCTCACCAATTAATCCTGTGTTTAGATTTTCTACAATATCACCAATACGATAGATAAATCCGTTCACATACTGTTCACGAAGTCCTCTTTGATCATACCTAGGAGCAATCTCCCACATCTCAGCAGCAACTTTCTGTTTCTTCTTAATCTTCATTCCATTAGCAACAGCATCAAAGAGTGACTGTGCTTCAGAGTCTGTAACAATCTTAGGAAGTCCTTTTTTAAAAGAATTCATATCTCCATCTACAACTGCTTTCCTCATCTTAGAAGCAGACATACCTTCAATTCCTTCTGCATCTGCGTCTCTAGCACCAGCAGATATTACTCGAATCTCATCAAAATTATAAAGTTCACCATTATATTTGTTCGATAGATTTTCAAATTCTGATTGACGATCTGAACCTACGATAATATTAATTTTATCAAAATCTCTATCAGCACTCTGTAATACATTAAATATTGATCTCATATCACTATCATTGACAATGTTCTCCTCAAAGTTGGGGAACATCTTTCTCATATAAGATACTTTGACATCAGGATCAAGAGGATTTTTCTTATTATCTTGTGTCCTAGATGGATAAATTCTTAATGCACCGTTGGCAGCAACTTTCTTTGCCATCTGTAAAAGTTTTTCATGGCCAACCGTAGGGGGATTAAATCTACCGAAAGCTAGAGTAAGTGTGTCATCACCAATTACTTTCTCTACTTCATCCCTTTTACTTTTTTCTTTCTGTGGAGCTTTGTCCACAGACATTGTTTTAGTTTTAAGTTTAGGTTCTACCTTTTTAGTGTTTGGAGTTTGATCTGGATCCCTACCAGGTTTTTGTCTCTTATTAAAAAACTTGAGTTTGCCATCAACAGTTTTAGCGACGAACTCGCCAGCGGCATCAACCCAACCGCCGTGTCCGTCGCCTTTCAAACCAAGTTTTCTCGCCTGTGATGCAGCTTGTGTTTCTGCTTCACCAAGGAACTGAAAGAAACTTTTCATTTATGATATTTTTCCTATGTGTTATTTATTAGAGTTTTCCTCCAACAACACCAGATCCCATAATTCTAGTATATTCCTCTAGAGTTCCATCAATCTCACATTTAAGATGCCATCGCGTCATTGAAATAACATCCTCTTTTTTTAGTCCGGTAAGCATTTTTCTACCTTGAACAGTCATGGTACTGAAAAGTCCAAAACGTGTTTCCCAGACATAGAATGCTTCATCAATAAGTTCTGAACCATTAGGAATTTGAATCGTCTTCTGTGTTTCCGTCATCTGATTTTTTGTTGAATCCAAAGGGGCCTTCCTTTTTTTCTAGTGCGAGTTTGAGTGCAAGTCCACCGACTGCTTCCATAACTTTAAGAACTTGTTCTGGTTTTGCATCTTCACCAAGTTCTTTGGCCACATACCAATACTTAGGCCAAAACGTTTCTCCAGCCTTTTCGTAGTCTTCAAGTGTCAGCAGTTTCATCAGAGATCACCCTCCTGGCGGTTTTCAGAATAGTAAGAATCAAAAGTACCTTCAGGATATCGAGCAGAGAGTTTCTCAATATTCATATCAAGAATCTGATCAAAGTTAGTATCCAATGCCATGAATGCTTGAGCAAGATACCAGCAGATGTCACCCAGTTCACGCTTCATGTGAAACACATTGTCTTTATTATAAGGTTTACCTTGAAAGACAATTTTTTTTACAACTTCAGTGAACTCACCTGCTTCTGCAGTCAAACCAAGTGCAGCAGTCAGAAGTTGAGTGGTGTTTGTTCCAGTTGCTTCTAGTTCTGCAAGACGAGATGCCATAGAACCATATTCTAAACTGGGTTCACTAGTGGTTTGTTTGACAAAATCGACGTAGTTGTTCATAGTTTTTCTTTTAAGTTGTTCACGATAAAATTCTTGAGTCCACCCATCATTAAAAGGTGAATTTGCTTGAACTGAAGTTGTATAATCCTTTCCTTCAGACTGTGAATTGTAATAATCTTCAGAAGTGGAGTATCCATCAGCCTTAATAACTTCATTAGAAGGAGGTGCTGATGAAGAGGTATTATTAAAATTTGAACCCATCAAATGATTTTTTAGGCTTGTCTTCATAAGTATACTCCTCATCCTGTCCACTGTCAACCATATCAGTCTGAGCAGTCTGTTCACAATCATAAAGACGCATTTTGGCACGATCAATACCAACAATAAAACGCTTATAAACAGTCGGATCGTTATATCTATTCTTTAACTGCTTTACCATAATTTGCCCGAGTTCTTCAAGCTCATCAGTTGAAATAAGGGCAAACATAAGATCAGCAGTAGCAGGCAAGCCAAAGGACTCACTAGTATCAGTAAGCTCCACATCAGAGCTGCCATAACCAGAACGGGTAGTCTGGGTGGCAGATACGATAGGTACGTTCGCTTCGACAGCGAGTCCTCTAAGTTCTTCAGCAATTGCCTTGATATATGAATATGAATTGACA